TTACATTTATAACTATATCTCATTGCAAATTATATTGTCAACACTTTTTGTTAAGAAATATTCAAAATATTTTTAAGGAGGTAAAAAGTGACAAAATTTACCTTGGTCTATGCGGCTCTCCTTAAATTATTGCCCCTTATTTGTGCCAAAATTCCTCGGGATGAAAATCCTTCAAAAATATTCTTGGTTACTTTTTGCTCCTTCGCAGCAAAAGAAATGGTACGCATATCCATTGCACCCAACTCTCGGATAATACCATGAATCACAGTGGCGAATTTTGTTTCGGCTTCTTTACGAATGATATCTGAATCAAACATAAAAACTATCGGGTCCGATTTAAGGGAGATAGAACAAACTTTCCAGTGGAAATATCGGTTATATTCCTCATCCCCTATTTTTCTGTTTAAAGCCTTCTCGATTGAAACGCGTAATTGCTTTTCATTTTCAAGCCTTGATGATTCTTCCTTAACCTTTTCGGCATAAGGATTCGTGGCGTTAGGATTTCCCAATGAAGAAAATTTAGGCCATTTCTCATGATTTAGCCACGTATGAGCGCATGTGATATATTCATCCGACCTTTGCCTCCTCTGTACGCTTACGAAGTCCCTGGCATGCTCACAGAGGCCTGCAAATGACTTCTTGGTCAATGCAATCCTAAGAGCCTCCCTGACAAGCTTAAATCCGGGTTTTTTAGATATATCCGGAAATATATTGATGAACTCCATGGTTTGTCTATCCAATTCGGAGTCATAAGTGATTTTATTAAAATTATCCACAGATTCATCAACAGTTTGGTTTAGTACCTTTTCCTCCTCCCTGATCTGATTTAATCCATCCCCTCCCCCTATGGACTGAATGGTATCATCAGCGCTTGTATCCTTAAGGAAACCTATGGATGGATTTTCTTTTATTGATCTTTGTATATAATGTCCATTCTGTGGAATTCCCGCAGAATGATGTGTGGAATTTACGCAGAATGGTGGGGAGTTATCCACAGGTTGATCCAGATAGCTATTTTGTATTATCAAAGCTTCCCTGATTTTCAGGAATTCTTGCTCCCCAATGGAATAATAGGTCTTGGGGGGGAATCCTCTTTTAATGGCCTTGATGAATCCTAAATCCTTCAACTTCTTCTTGGCTATCCTGAATTCATCAAAAGATAGACCTATCATTTGGGCGAATTCCTTGTCGCTTTTATAGAATTCCCCGTTCACCCAATCACACCAGAATAGAATCTGATATAGAAGGATAGCCGAATTTTTTGACCCTGTTATATCAACGTATATGGGCTTGTAGACGATAGGTCTCTCCCCCTTTGTCATTGTTAAAATTTTAGACGAATTTGTATCTGATTTTATCATAATTTCTATTTCCTGATTAAATTGTAAATAAATTAACTTTTTATTCACTAACCAGAAAAAAACATTTGGAAGGGGGGAATAAGATGTGTTATAAACTCTTATTACCTCCGTGGTAATGTTTTTTTTCATATTTGATGTATGTATTGTTAGTGATTAAAAAGACCCCCGGCAATGGGGGTTTTTTTATGCCTTCTTGCTTCTCATTCTTTTCTCTCCTTTCGAATATAATAGTGACTCATTCTGCATATCGGCTTATTGCTTGTCAAGATGATCTGACTGCTTATTATGTCCTCATTGATTCCTCAATGAACTTCTCTATATCTTCCCTTATAAAACGATATCGACTACCTATACGCCCATAGGGAGGGCATCGAAAATTCTTTTCTGACTCTGTAAGCTCATCCGGATTCTTCTTTTTCATCTCTTCATTTTTTTTTATAAGCCCATATAGGGTGTAATGATGAAGACCAAGCAACTTAGCTGCTTCCTTAGCATCAATCCAGTCATTCTTATTATTTAGGGGCAATTTTATCTCCAATTTTTAAAGCTCTAGGCAAGAAAGTATAATAACTACAAAAATTTGTCAACATTTGTAAATTTTTTTGTTGACAGTACAATTTTATACGTGTTTATATGTAATTGTAAATGTTTGTACACATAAGAAAAGGAATAGGAAATGAATGCAATCGCATACGGCACAGACTTATGGGGTTTCAGCATCAAGTCCGATGGGATTGATAGTAAGGAGATAAAAAAATATTCAGGGGATGTAGTAAAAAAAATAGTTGAGCAAGCATACGAAAACCAGTGGGAATTTCATTACATCCCTAACTTGCGGTGCTTGTTTATCAAGACAGCTTATGAAATCTGGCATTATCTACCATCAGAGAAAGAAGCATGTGATTTTCAAAACAACATGGTCTTTTCGAAGAATTATCCTTGTTGCTTTACATACTAAAAAATGAAACAATTTTAATACAATTAATTTAAATATGGAGTAAGAAATGACAAATGTAATACACCTGAATCCCAAGAGAAAATATGACAGTTTACCGGAAAGAGAACTTGAAAGCCTTTGGGAGAATATTAGTGGAAAAGATATAAGAAATTTAAATAGAAATTTAATAAAGGCTATCGCAAAAAATGAAGATAAGGTACAAACAAAAGAAATTCCACTTCAGGCCAAACAGATGTTTGATAGTGAAAAGGCAGAGTTTGTACCTTTTGATATATGGGGCGCTCATTATATTGTTAACGTAAAAAAAGAAACTCTAGTTATGAGGATTTATTTACCACTCCCCTATCAAAATGAAGGCGGAGAAGTTCTTAAAGCATGGACAAGATACGACTGCGCCCATCTTCAGGAATCTTTGGATGAAACGGGTAAAAATACAATGAATGCAGGGGAATGGTGCAAAAAATATCTTATTGCGCCTCCTGTTTATAATCATATAAATATTGGGAGTATCTGATATGTCTATTCAAAGATCAGATGAGCTTAATGAGTTATTTTCAGCTCTTTCAAAACTGCAAGGAAAAATTGAGAAAGCAAAAAAGGATCAATCTGGATACAAGAACAATTATAAATTTGCAGACTTAAGCCAATATATTGATTTATCCCAAGACTTGTTAGCTGAACATGGCCTTGTGGTATTGCAGTTACCTACTTCTATGGAAATAGTTGAGATTTCTAAGGAGGTTTATGATGAAAAGACCAAAACCTACAACATAAATTCATACAAGATGCCAAAGCAAACGATTATAACCTGGATTGGCCATGAGTCAGGACAATTCATTAGTGGAGCAATGGATATATTAGTAGAAAAGCTTGCTGGTATGAGTTGGGGTCAGTCTACAGGAAGCGCAATTACATATGGCCGTCGATACTCTAGAGCTGGTGCTTTAGGGATGTCTCAGGAAGATGATGATAATCAAAATAAGAAAAACGTAGGAAAGTCAAATTCCAAGGAAACTATTAATAACAATACTACTCCACAGAAAATAAATGGTGATATGTCTGCAAACCTTACCAAATTATTTAAAGGAGACCAGGAAAGAATTAAAAAAACATTGGAATGGGCAAAAGTTAACAAAATTGATGATTTATCTATCGGTCAGTATGAGATTTTAATCAAAAGATTAGAACAAGAAGCAAAAGAAAATGATGTTGGGATTATTCAGGAAAGTATTGCCAAATCAGACATTTTAGTTACTGAATTCCAAGTTAACTTTATCAAAAGACTAGTGACTCCAGAAAGGTTACTGGAGATTTTGCAGAAATATAAATTGACCAGATTGGAAGAGATGAAGATATCCGAATACAACACATTAAACGACGATCTTAGATTGGAAGCCTCACCTACTTACAAGAAACCAGGCGAAATTACTACAACCCATGAAAAAGCAGCATAAACACGGAGGAAATAATGTTAAGCAATATTAATGACAATCAATCAAGTGATATAGAAAATTTACCAATTACAAATTCATATTACAGAACAATTGTAATGATAGAGAGGTTACACAGGCTTTTCCTGGACGATCTTAAAAGAGAACTTATTAGAATGAGGGTATATGATATCAATAATGTTCAATGCTTGCTCCTTTACAACATCGGTGATAATGAGGTAAACGTAGGAGATTTAACCCACAGGGGTTATTATTTGGGCTCTAACGTCTCTTATAACTTACGAAAATTGGTAGAAAATGGTTATTTATCGCAAAAGCCAAGTAGAAATGATAGACGCCAAAGTGATATTAACCTAACTCAGAAGGGCCATGAATTGAGCCATAAATTACATGAATTTTTAAGAGCGCAAGCTGAAACGTTATCCCGTGATTATTCTGTAGGCGAACAAACTTTATATGATATAGAAGAGTCATTTAAATCAATAGAAAAGTTTTTGAACGGAAGGAATTAATTTGTGTCTTATATTACTTTTTGTATTTTAACTGTCTTAACCATTTTTATAATTACTTCGAATAAAGAGAATGAAAGAAAAATTGATAAATTAAAGGAAGAAATAGAAAATATTGTTGATATAAACGGTTTAAAATCCAATAAAATTACTATTGGTATAGGTAGGAGGAAATAAAATGATTGATCTAGAAAAACTTTATTATGCAAACATTTGTGATATGCTTCAAAAATCATTTGAGGCAATAAAGGCTCCGGGAAGTTGTGTATATCATGGAGGTAAACCAGATTATGAAGGAGCGTTAATGCTTGTATATAATATTCAGAAAAAGCTTGAGAAGCTTATAAGTCTGAGGGAAGAAAGGATGGATGAGAATAAAAAAACTTTGACATTAAAGAAATTAGAGGTAAAGGCATTAAGGTTAACTGAAATACTACTAGGGCACGTAGATAATTACCCCCTTGGGATGGTTAATGTTGTTCCAATATCTGTATATCCTTGTATTAAAAATATTTTTATGTCTGAGATTTTATCTCAATTACAGGAGTTAACAGATGATTAAAACTACCCTTCTGTATTTCTTGTGGACTGTAAATGGTATGGGCCTATTATTTGGTCTATATATAGTTTTTTGGAAAGAGAGGAAATGATAATAAATATATAATAACATAATTTAATATAAATAATTATTAATGATTTAATTTTAAAAAGGAAAAAATAAATGAAAGAATGTACAAATAAAGAAATTTCAGAAGATAAAATTAAAGATCGGATTGAAATATTTAGTTTATCTAATAAACAACACATTGAAAGAAAAAAATTTAGTGATATTAGATCAATCCTAGCGCACGACCCTGGAATATATGGACGTATGCATGGCTCTGTAAGCCAATATGAATTGGGTATGGAAAGGATGAGAAGTTTTTAGCTATTTTAGTAGAGGATGAATAAAATATATGAAAATACGTAAAATAATAAGGAATGCAGCCAAGTGCGAGAAATGCGGAGATGAAATAGAATCCACTCATACACATAATTATGTTACATGCTCATGCGGATCAATAGCAATAATTGATGGAGGGAAGGATTATTTCAAGCGATCAGGGAATCCTCAAGATTTTATTGATTGTTCTATAACTGAACCATCAATAGAAATTCTGAAAGATTTAGCTAAGGGGGATCAGACTAACAGTACTATCACTGTCGATGATCTCTACCGTAAACTCTGATTTACCACCAACAAGTACTTGGTCTGTAGGTAATGCTTTTTCAAGTTGGGCAATTAATTCTTTGGCAGTCATAGGATTCTCCTTTAAGATTATCTAATGATACCACCATATATAAAGGATGCAACATGAAACATACAATTAAGGATGCATTTGGAAAAACACATGAGTTTGATTATACGGAGGCTTATAAATATGCTTTTGATCTATATTCAAAAAATTCTCGTGTATTAATCATGATTGAATCCAACCTTGATATCCGAGATGATATCCAACTATTGCATAGATCAATTGAATCCATATTAAAAATGGAGAATCCTAGAATATCTCAATACATTCCATCAGGGTGGGTAATTGATATATATAAAAAAAATGATAAAAAGGATACAAAAGATGAATGAAGAAATGATTGAAGATAAATACAAAAAACTTATACAAGATAACAAAGAAGAATACGAAAAATTTAATCACGTATTTACTTCTCTATCAAATGAGATAACATCCTCCCTTATTAGGCATGGAGCAGACAATAGAAGAATGTGTTTTTCAGCTTTTGGGCAAGCCCTAGTTAACTATATTGGATTTTTAACAAAAGATGAAAAAACGTTAGATGGGGCGATGAAATTATTTAAAGATTTTAATAACATGGTAACTACTGTTTATACGGATTCTTATAATAATAAAAATAGGAAAAAATAGATGGAAAAGATGATGGATAAAGAACAAAGAGAAAAAGGGATAGAACTTTCTTATAAAATATTAAAACTTATTAATGGTTATGACATTAATCTTATATGGTCATCTTTAATATTTATTTTGTCTTTTATGCACAAAGAAGAACCAAATAATGCCACTCCGGAATATACAGCAGATAATATTAAAGAAAAATTCTTAAAAAATTATTATGAGATGTGTGAGAAGGATAAATAACATGAGTGATAAACAATTAAAAGAGGATAACGAACACCTCCTATATATGAAACTATTAAAGGTATGTATTGACGAAAATAATAGAGAAATTATAGATTCTATGCCTATGTTTTTAGCCAATATATTAGTTCATCTTCCAGAAACAATAATACCATCCTTATTGGATGAATTGAAAGAACCTACGATAAAAGAGCATAGGAAGTATAGAGAATTCAGGCTTAATTCAAATAAAATTGTATGATTCAACAATCCAGCCATAAACATGAATGATAAAAATTTAGGGGAAAGCTATGACTAAAAAATGGAAGAAAGGTAATTGTACTTTAATGAAAATCTCAGACAACAAACCGTTATCTAAAAATATTCATTATCATGATTTATATCCGGATGCTAAATATTTATTAGACAAATATGGTGAAATTGATCAGGCTTTACTTATTAAATTAAGGAGTACTATGAGAAAAAAAGGCCCCCAGTTAAATAATTTTAATGAATACACTGGGAAAGATTACCAATCTATTATTGATGACTTAATAAATGAAGATATGCTAGATGAGTTATAAATTCAAAATATTTCTTAAAATAATAATTTTATTATTTATACCATTATATTTATTAAAAATAATATTAACTTTATTTAATATATTTCATACGGGAGTAATTTATTATATTTTAGGTATTGTTATAGGCGTTTGTCTGGAAAGATGGAGATATAAAAAAGTTTCTAATGCAATAGATAAATTAGGTGAATTGTTGCAAAAGTATAATAAGAAAAAATTTTAGGATCAAATATGTACCATAAACATAAATGATAAAAATTTAGGAGAATTATCTGTGGAAATGTTTATTGTACACGATCAAAAAGATCAAATGATGAAAAATCTAAAAAAAATCTCAAAAAATGAAATTTAGAATTACGACCTCTAAAGATATATATAATGATAAATGCAAAGAGATATCTATTTTATCCGATTTAGGATTCACATTTTCATCCCGAAATTTCCACGGTAAAGAACGTATAATTATAGATGGGGATATAGAAAGAGAAATTAATTCTTTGGAAGAATTATTTAACTTAATAGAAAAAATATCAAATGAGGTAAGAATTTATAAATCTCCTCCCGTATATGGTTATTCATATACAATTGAAATATATAATGATTAGGATGTAATTTATGTAATAAACATGAATGATAAAAATTTAGGATAAAACAATGCCCCATCCCTATAATGAAAAGAAAATTGTATGGTATTACCCTCCTTCTTCTGAAGAAATTCCTCATAGGGGGAAACCAGGAGATGTTTTGTGCAGTGGGGAGAACGGTACAACGGTATGGGGGGAAAACATTCATCCTCAACCTGACTTATCCCCTCAATTTGATGGGGGAATGTTTTTTAACGAAGAATAGGAATAAAAATATATGTACCATCTAACAATCACATGCGAGGATAAAGATGAATTAATTGTTCATGCGAAAGCATCCGATTACATGTGCTTTATAGAAGATTTTAAACAAAGATTGCGCAATTATTATAAGCACGGCATGCCAGAAAATATATTGACCCGTCAAGATGCATTGATCCTTATTCGTGATGAATTCAATAATATGCTTGATGACTATGGTATTTCATAGACAAAGGTTGTTAAAAATGAAGACAAAAATCAAACATACTTTATTTAATATTATATATTATACTTTATTTTTTGTAATTATTAGTGAAATCTTCTTAAGATTTGATATTTTTACTTATAAATCGTTGATTTCATGGATAGTAGGGATATCCTTATGGTTAACAATTTATTTCTATTATTTCTATCAGGATTTACAAACTGACTTAACTTGTGAAGACTTCCTTCATATCCTTCCCGTTAGTGATGGGACTTTTGGATATGAAGTCATCGATTTTGGTGAGGGCAAATCTTTTGGAGTAATATATAATTACAATGACGAATCCGAAAAAGATACATAAAAAAGAACGAAAATTCCTCTACGAAAATGAGATAGAACAAGTCCTTGAGGCTTGTAATGAGACTCCTTTTCCTTTACGAAACAAGACTTTAGTACTTGTTACCTATATGCATGCCTATCGTGCAGCAGAAGTATGCAGCCTAAAATGGGAAGAGATTGATTTTAAAAACAATGTTATATCTACCAAAGGTCAAAAAGGGGGGAAAGATTCACTACAGCCCCTATGGGAAATGGAAAAAACACTACTCCTCGAATTGAAAAATCAGAGAGACAAAGCCCAATATGCTAATAACAATTTTAGGGAAGATCATAAATATGTATTTACATCCAGCAGATGGGGCACAAAGTTTGAGCGTCCAAACTTTTATAAGTTAACATTAAATCTTGGTGAGATTGCGGGATTTGATTTTCCTTTTACTCCTCATATGCTCAGGCATTCCCGTGGTACTTTCCTTGCCAACAATGATGTTCACCTGTTAAAAATAAGAGATTTGCTAAGACATGTTCGTGTCTCTTCTACAGAATTATACACACACATGGCTGCCAATAGATTCAAAAGTATCAACGATAATTCTATCTTTAACTGATTAACGTGCTCTTGTTTGATACCAATATTAATTATCCTTATATATAAAATTTTAAATCTATTTTATTTATTGATGTTATGGTGTATGATAAATGTGCACCATTAAGGGTGCTTAATATTGTCTGGAAAGGAGTTTTAGAATGCGTAAAATTATTTTTATCTTCAGTTTATTTGTTTTTGTTATGTTTGGTCTAATTAATAGCTCCCAAAGTATGCAAAAAATTAAAGAAGAGGCCATATCCGCTCCCAATATTAACCTATATAAAATAGAAAATGATATGAAACAATATGCTGATGAAGTGGCAGCCTCCGTAGAATCCTTAAAAAGGATGAGTTATTTAATTACTGGTAATCCAGACCATTACAAGATGCTTCTTGCTTCAATGGACGTACCTAATATATTGTATTCGATTCAAAGTCACTTATTTAATATATTTGATGCCTATGGATTAACAAATGAATTAGTGGAAGAGCACATTGAGGCGGCAAAAAAAGAAGCGGTGAAAAAAGCCAGTAAGCCAAATGATCAGCTTATAAAGGATTTAAAACATATAATGAAGTTTGAGATAGAGAATGCTGATTTAACCACCTCTCATCAAAAACTAAAACAAATTAAATTTAATCTGGAAGGATGACGACACCCACCCAATTTGCATCACGAATTTTATAGTTCGAAGATGATAAAAGCCAAGAGACATTTTATAAGATATGTTTCGAGAAGAATAAAATTATATATGAGTTTAGCTCAGCTTTGCAGGTTGGGGATACTCCCCTACCAATTGGGATTTTATCAAGACTTTCCGGATATGTTATTTTATGTGGATATATCTTTAGATGACCACTGCATAACAATCAAGGTAAGTACATCATCTGGATTAATTTATTTTGGATACCTTACATCCATTGGATTTATCTAATAAAACAAAAAGCCGTATCTACGAAGGTACGGCTTTTTTATGCCTTATGCCCTCGTGTTTTTTAAAGCGGTAATATTATTTCCATTACTCTTATTTTTATATTTGAAAAAATCTATTACATTATCGCCTTCGAATTCCCTGACTTCAGGAATATGGTCTGAATTTTTATCCTTTTCTTGTAACATCCACACGATAGACATTATATGAAGTAAAGTCATTCTAAAACCTGGTTGATCTATATGCATATCGTATGAATATCCCATCTGGATCAATACAGGAGACATTTCTTTATATAATTCCAATGCCTCCTCTGTATAAAAACTATATTCATCTCTATAAGAATTATTCATTAATTTTACAGCCATGATAAAGATATCATAGAATTTTTTCTTGTCTGCTATGGCTTCATTTAAAATATTATTTTCATACCTCATAAATCGTGTTCGCCTCCCACATTTTTTTTTGTATGTTAATTAAATCCGTTTGAAGAATATCCACGGAATGAGTGCCCTTAAATCTTACTTGATAAGTCGATAGGTTATTTTTTATACACCATATATAACTTATATGAAGGATGTTAATAATTTGACCATCCTCTAAAATATGAAAAATATCTGTAGAATTTTTTATAACATTAAATATTTGATTATAATCATCCATGTTAATTTCCAATGGTACTTTACCAGAGAAAATTACGACAAATTCCATGCCCTCCGATTCCATACATTTATGGAGACTAAATATATGGTCTATATTACTTGTGTTAATGATCACATCATCTGATAATTCAATAAACATATAAATCCAAAGTTAAACTTATGCTATTTTTTATCACATATAGAGGAATCGAATGTTAAAATCAACAATAATTTAAATATAAAAGTTTATATTAATTCAATATTTATTTTAGATTAAATATATTAATTACCTATTTAAATTAGGGGTATAAAATACATTTTTTATAAGAAAAATTATAACTTTGACAAAGAAATATAGGGATGCTATAAGCCATGATGTTTAAACAATATCCAAAAAATATGTAGGAGAAATAATGAACGATAAGAAAAATATATGGGCTGTATTAGATATGCCTGATGAAGCAAAAGATAAGGCGAAAAAATTAGCTAAGAAAGCAAAAAAAAATATTGGCAAATGGTTGGGAGAATTAATTGAGGGATTGGATGAAAATCATCCCATTGTATTAAAAGAAGCTGGGAATGATAACCTATCAAAATCTATTAAAGATGATCCATTTCCAAATCTGAAAGGTATCGTTGACCAAGCGCTAATATTTAGTATCGATAGAAGGCTGGAAGATATCACAACTCAACTCGCCAGTATCGCAGTTCAAATATATGATCTTAAAATTAATAATAAATTTGAAAAAAAGTCTTTTTGGTCAAGGTTTTTATGATATCCTATATACGTTACGGTGATAACGATATCTAAAAATGAGTGGCAAGATGTTCAAATGGCTTTTCAGGTACAGGCGAAAATCACAGCCACTCATTTTTTCTAATATCAAATTCAAACTGTTCTATCCATAGAATATCTATTTATTTGATATATTTTCATAGATAGGCATTGCACAACCAGATAGACAAAACCATAAAACCCCAAACGCCATAGCCCATACTGAAATAAAAAGAACACGATTTAATTTATTCATTGTTTCATCCTAAAAATAATGGATAACCAATTCACACATACTTTTTATAGTATAGATTGCACCCTATATCTATAAAATTTTATCTATTTGGCCCGTGCGAAATTATCCAGAGCCAGAATACTCATTACAGCCGTGATAATCTTATCTGTATGATCATCGCACAGAACATAGAGAACAGAACATACTACTAATATAATTCCTCGAATCGTTGACATACGATTCTCTTTCGAAAACAATTTTCCGACATAATCATTTATCATTCCTTTTCTTTTTCATTCCTTGCAGAACTAAGATCATGTTGGAATGTTTGAGCTGACCTCTGAAGAGCCTTGGTTAATTTACCAATTTTAGGTATTCGGCTTAAATTCCTCTCAAAATGATCCATGTTTTTTGCTTTCATTCCCTTATACATCCAATTTATGAATTTAGGGTTAGTCATAATTTTATCAGATATTAAGCGTCCCATAAAAAGACCAGTTGCTAATTTGGCAATTGGATAGGGATTTCCACTAATTAGGCTTGTGGTGCCATGATATGCCGCCGTTCCTAAAGCGCCCAATGCAGTATGATATGCTGTCTTAGATGTATTAGCTTCTTCCAATGTAGATTTAAGATGATCCATAACATCTGAAATATATTTTATTTTCTCACGGTTGCCTTCATTCATAGGAGATAAGAGAATCTTCTGTGCTTCGGGTTCTAATGCTTTAAATTCACGTGACCATTTTAAAGGGCTAAATGTACCATCCGTTTTGCGACCTAAATGCTTATGAATTGCATCTGTAAGATCAATTTGATCTGGATGGGAAAGTCCCTGAAGAGCAATTTTAGCTTTCTCTGCACCTTTCTTTTGATTTGTGATAATATCAATAAAAGAGTCAGTTGCTCCCTTTTTATCTTTTTTATAAAGTTCATTAAGTTTGGGGATATCTTCCTGTGCATATTGTGCATAATACTTTTTGGCTTCTTTCCAATTTTTATATGACTCATCTCCTAATCCCTTAAACCTTGGATCTAGGGAATCTTCTATATCCTTTGAAATGGTTGAAGAAAATTGTTTTAATTTTCCTTGAGTTACCTTCCCTATTTGCCCATGTGTTGTAATCATATCATTAATATGATCTAATCTTTCCTTCATATCATGGTAAGGAATCTTCCCTCCATTTTGCTGAGCAGTTTCATACAGATCAACATACATTTTACCTAAAGGTGAAGACTCAAACCTCTTTTGCTGGGATTTGGTTTTAATATTCTTTAATAAACTGTCAAAATATTTATTGGTATTTTCAAGGCCAATTGTATCATCACCTAAACTTTCAATATCCTTTTCCACTTTAGAAAACATTGAACTGAATTCTTTTTGTTTGCCTTTTTGGTATTCCCTAGCACCTTTGACGGCAAGCTTACCAGCTTCTCCCCTACTTAAATTCTTTCCAAAATCCCCTTGGCCTAATTGAGATAAAATTTCCTCCCTTTGCAGATTCCTTGCCTTTATTATGGGATCAGAAGATAGAGGGGTATTTTCCAATGTGGAAATAGCCAGTTTTGGTATTTTTCCTTTTGATACATCAGGAAGTGTGGGGGTTACGCCTGCTCTCTCAAAATTTTCTACGGCTTCCGGATTAATCTTGAAAAATTCGCCTGTTCTTGCTGCGGCGGAAGTCCTTCCCTTTTTTGTTAATGTGCTGAGAAGTCCCTGAGCTAAAGGAATTGCTACCCCACCAGCAACTCCTTTTCCTACTGCTTCTCCTACATTTTCAGGATTTTCATTAAGGGTGGATTGTATTATCGCTGGTACGGCTCCAGCGGTAAGTACATTTGTAGGATTAATTACATTTGATCCTCTATAAAAATCCCCTAAAGATTTAATGGCATTCGGTGCATTTTTAATATTTTTGAGTACGGTTCCAAGCGCAAACCCACTTGGAACTGCACCGGCTCCGCGCACAAACTCTGCGGATGTTTTTTCTTGGGGTGTTCGTGGCGCTGTATATCCGCCTGTTAAGGTATCAATCCCTTTAGCTACTTCTTCTCCCACAGGTTTAAATTCATAATCCATTCCTAATGCTTTAGCTCCAAGATTAAGAGCACCGCGCACAGGAGTTGCAAGAAAATCTAATTGATCTAATGGAGAAATGGCCAGATTTCTGGCATGTCTTGCTAACCCTCGTTTTGCATAATCTAAAAATCCTTCTTCCTGAGAAGCCTCTGGTTTCGGAGAAGAACTATTTAAAAGTTTTCTTCTTTCCAACTCTGCACGCGCCATTTCTGGGGTAATAGTTGATGAAGAACTTCCAGACAAAGATTGTCGCCTTTGCAATTCTGCACGTGCCATTTCAGGAGTGATATTCATTTTATTCTCCTGCAATTTTCCTTAATTCTTCCTCAGACATAGATTGAATGTCTATTCCTTCCGTCTTAGGCTCACTGGATTGGATACCTTTTTCAAATATCATTCCATCTAAAAAATCCTCTGGTTTGTTCGGGAATTTTTTACCTTCTTTTTCTTCATAATCCAATTTAGCATCTGCGTATTGATTAAAGGCGTCTTCTACATCCAATGCATTTATACCATTTTGAAGAGATTTTTTAAGGAACCTACCTTTTTCTTCAGCAAGCGTTGTCAGGTCTTGCATGTGATTAATAATTTCCTGGTTTGCTCCTTTAACTTTCGTTAACTGAGGTTTGGACTGTTCAATAATTTTTAATTTACCTAATGCTACTGTTGAACCTTTCAACTGGTTGCTCAAGTCTAATACCAATTGATTTGTTAGTGAGTCAAAATTATCAATATCCTCAGCCTTACCCATTCCAAGAAGTGATCCTACCGTAGAGCTACCTTTAGCTATCGTTCCTCTGACTGGACCTGTATCCAATGAATCAGCTAATTTTTTCAAATTCTTCAAGTTACTTTTTAGTGCAGGAAGGCTGCTTAAAGACTTTCGGGCTTCTTCTATCGCAGCCTCATTGGATTTTTTATAAAAATCAGGAGTGGATTTACCTTTTTTTCCCTCTTCATAAAGTTGTTTATCTAATTCAAACTTTTCCTGTGCTAATCCTAATTGGGCTTGATGTACTCCGTGTGACATCCCAAATTCTTTTTGATGTTGAGAAAACTTCTCTAAATTTAATTGATGACTGCGATCCCGGTCAGCTTGCAAACGTCTCGTGTTATCAATCATATTCATGATTTTTGCGCTTCCAAGAGAACGTTTATCTTGATTCGCTAATTGGCCTTGATATTCATTTAATCCCTCTTGCATCCCTTGTCCTAAGGCCGCAAGAACGCCTGGTTGTCTGTTAGCGGCAATAGATGCTCCGCCTCTTGCAATCGCAGCCCAAAATGGATCAACTTGAGGGGTTTGCAATCGAGCCGCTTCATCGCGCATAGATTTTAGTTCTGCAGTATCCATTGCATCATTAACACCTGCCTGGATAGGATTTGTTGCTGCTCCTCCAGCCGCATAATGCCGATATGAAGTTAGTTTCTTAACTGCTCCTCCAGCCGCAAATCCTTGAGGTCTTTGATTGAAAGCACCGGCTGCACTTGCCAATAGTCCTCCCCCTTGTGTCCATGAACTGGCTTGAGGAGCCTGTGGGCCACTTACATTGTGGAACTGCTGTGTATTAACAGGAAGTCCCCTCGCAATTTCATTCAGACGAGCCGTTTGGAAGAAAGGATAATTCCTTTGATTCTGGAACTCTTGATAAGCCGTATTAGCCTGGTTCTGGGCTTGTTGTTGCTGTTGCCCTCCCAATTGACCTAAAATTGCCGAACCCCTCAATGCTTGAGACTGCTGGTTTGATGCCAGGTTTTGTAAAGAATCAGCCCCTATAATTTTATTTTTTAAATCTTGTTCCGCAGTTGATCCTGCTAATTGCCCTGCTTGTAAATTTCTTTCCTGCTGACCAACTGCCGTTTGTAGAGCTGTATTATAACCTCCCTGCAATGCTTGCCCTTGAGCTTGAGCAATACCGGAGGTTGTATCCCTAATGGCTCGGTTAGTAATGTCTTGATGCCCACTAGACCCATATTGCCCCGCGCCTATAAATCTCGTATTAATATTAGGCAAAATATTTTCCTGAAGGTTTCGATTACCTAATTGTGAAATTTGATCAACAACCCTTTCTGTATAAGGATTCATATATTGACCAATATTTGCCGTCGGATCGGCTGTAGCTGATTGGATATAGGGATTAACTACTTGAGAAATATCTTCCCCCAATGCATTACGAATAGCATTTCCAGCCTCCCCATATAAACGAGGATAAAGAGGGTTATTCACTTCCTGTTCTGCTAAACGAAAGCTATTATTTTGCAAAGGATTGAATGGTGCAATCCTTTGCCCCTTGTAAGGTTGGTAATTAGCAAGGGATTCGTTTCTTGCCCTTTCAACTAATTTCTTTATTATTCCTTCTGATCCACCATACCAATCTGGGGTACCTTGAAAAGTTTCAACCATGATTTATTTCCTTATGCAGCTTTAAGCCTCTTTAGATACCCATGTACACCTTTTGATTTTGGTGGCAACTTCTCCCCGCTATTACGCTTTATCTTGCGGACATCTTTTACAAGTTTATCCAGTAATCTTGCCCCACGTTCATTTGAACCTTTTCCTAATGCACTTACTTTGGAGGGAGGGATGTCATATTCCCCATTGGATACCATAGCGTTTATATAACCTCCACCGGACTGATGTGTGGATTTACGGGATGTACTTTTGCCAAAATAACCGTCTAATTCCTGAAATCCCCCTTCAGTTGATCCATCTCCCATATCGGATACGGTTGAGGCATCAATGATATAACTTCCATCAGGAATCTTGCGGTGGATGTTATCTTGCTGTCCTTTTCCATTCCCGCGTATTGCCCCTCCTTGGGCTGCATGTTGTTCAGCCAAATCATAATTAAAGAATTGGGGAATACGGCCCCTTTCATAGTCATCTTTGGAAATATTAAAATTAGGAGTTCCATATTCAAATGGTTTTGCAGGTTTAAGAGATGAATTAAATCCTAATCGATTTCGGATTGCTTCTGATTCTTGCTTTTGCTTGTTTTCGAACTCAGATGCATTTCTTTTATCTTCCTGATGTCCTTTTGCCATCATTAATCCTGCGCCTAACAAGGGTAGACCTTTAACCAGTGATCCTAATATCCCTCCACCCATCTGACCCGCAGCTTGAGGAGCAGCTTGAGATGCCATTTGTGAAACTCCTTGCATGGCAGCTTGTCCGCCCATACCAGGCATCATATTTCCTACACTTGACAGATTAGCCAGAAGACCCCCACCTCCTCCGCTTGCTCCCGCAGAAAATAAATTTCCCAAGAAACCACCTGCGCCACCTGCGCCCGCTCCTCCTCCTCCCAATGCGCCAATTATCGAAGGGGCTGCCATTGCTGCAAGGGGAAGTGCAAAACCTATACCAGCATTCTTTAAAGCTGCTCCAGTTGACTGTCCTGTTAACTTACTGCCTAAAAATCCAGTTATAGGTCCTAATGCGGTTCCGACCACGCGGACTAATGATTTAAAAAAATTACCAAACTTAAAGAACTCTGGGCAATCTGTTTCAGGATTTGTGGTAGGTTTTTTTCCACTCCATACTGTAAACATTTCTAATAATTCAGGTGTGATAATTGCTAATTCAGTATCTCCGTGACGTCCTTCTATTCTTAATTTTTCTAATTCAGGGTCAGTTGGTCTTCCTATTTCTTCAACCTGTCCGCCTTGCGCATAAGATTGTTTATTTTCTTGAGAAAAGGCATGTGTTATAGCCTCACGAATTTCAGGATTTTGAATAAATTTAGATAAAGGCCTATAATCTCTTAACTTGGTTTCAGGGTCTATATTTATTCCTCCTTGTGCCTCATCAAGTTCAATAAGTTCCGGAAGCTTAAAATGACCTATAATAGGGGTTGAATCCGATTCTTGATCTTCCATCATTGGTAAACCATCCATAGAAGATTGCGGTTGCTGATCATTAAAATTGGGAGGGAAATTCATGATAATTATAATCCATATAATTTTTATAAAATTTTACACGTTATTCACAAAATATTCAGCCCAAATTCGCCAATCACTGAAATTTTGTGGGAGAGGGATATCAACAAGCTTATTATCCAAGAGGAGATTTTGTGCCCATTCTTTCCATAGTTCCTGCGAAGGGGCTAACGGTATATTCAGGTTAGGTAAATCAATATATAAAGTAGCCGCCCATTCTTCAAAGTTTATGCCTAACGGCAAGACAATCATGGTCGTACATCTCCTGGTGCATAGTTACGGATTACCTTACCCATTAGATAATCCCCACCAGAAACATTGCTTCTAAATCGGTAGTTAACTAATCTCCCCATATTCGTAGTATCTATTTTTGCGAGTTCAATTGTTTCCTGGCCTGGAAAAAATGGATAAGTTTGCGAAGGAGTTGGGATACTTTGTGCAAAATCCCGCGTATATATAATCATGGACATTTCACCTTTCTGCACAAAATCTGGCTCAATACGCCTATTGCGTAATTGCCTGTCATCAGTCGGCGCTTTTTCGAACCATGTTGTTATATTCGTGTCGACATAAGAATCAATTGCCAAGGATTGCCCATATAACACGCGATCAAGACCAGTTTCTTCCTGCCACAAGCCATAACACAGGTTAGGGACAAGGTAACTATAGGAGACTGCGTTCCCACCCCCTACATCATTACCTGTTGCGTTCCCTCCTGCTATATAGCTGAAAGAGATATTACTTATAACGATAATAGGAACCGATGCCTGATTTAATTGAGCCGGTGATAAACCACTAAATCCTGTTGCACCAGATATCGTAACCAAATTACCATTTTGAAGCTGAGTATTTGAGGGAATGGTTACAATGATAACATTACTTCCAGTAGACGTTGAAAGAGGGTTATTGGCCAGATCAACAGATATAGTTGATGTTGGGGTAAATTTATTCAGGATAGCAATTGAATCAGTTGCCATAGGGAATTCATAGCCTATGGTAGTACCAGCACTCCTTGCATATTCAGTATCAAACCAAAAGTCACCTTCGATGTTATATATTATAACATGGGAGCATTCTGTATTATCACCTGAAGGGTAATGCCACCATATCTCATTATATTCTTCCTTATATTCTCCCCAAACTTTATTTCTATACGGCAAGTTTAAGTTCTTGAAGAACATTAATTTGTTTGTCGTATTTTTAATCTGTTTTACAACACCGTTATAAAGATAAAATTGGGTTCTTCCGATCCAGTAGAATACATTATTGACGGTTACAATGCAATTTTGGGAGAGTATAGAAAGGTCTGCCTGGATTGTATCAAAACGGAATTGTTCATCCCCCCCAATAAAAGTTGCTTTAATGAGAGAATCTAAAGACCAGAATAAACCAGCTGGAGCATTACTACCACCACGAGAAATTAACCCTTTTACAATTTTAGTGCCCGTTATGGAAGCGACCCGTAAGTCCGTCCAATCCCCTCCAGGGTTTAAAGTCCATCCCACAACCCCATCATTTGTATAGAAAAAGAAGTAAGGATAAAGGACGACGATTCCACCGGATGCAACGGGATTTGATATGGAAATGGGAGTTAAAGGCGTTGTTACATCTACATCCCCCCAATAGATCAATCTAGATACAGAATTATTGATATCCATTACATTAGGGGCAGCATGGGCAATAATATAATTGGTGGGACTTACGGTACTATAACTTACAAATGTCCCTCCCCCACTTCCGGTAGAGGTTGCAATCCCTCCGCTTACATAGCTAAATGTTGTGAGAGTTAATACCGTGATTGAGGCATTAATATTTAATTGCGCGGCTGTTATCCCATTCGTATCAACTGCCCCCGATATAGTGATCACTTCACCCGTAGAAAGACCCACTGTTGAAGGAACTGTAACCACTACCACGCCAGACCCATTCGTAGTAGCTATGGGATCATTTCCTAAACTTACAGATTCGCTTAAGATAGTATATCGGTCAAAAGTCCAGTTATTATTGGGATCAGCTACAAATCCTACTGGTGTCCTGTCAAACTCAGGATTGGCAATTCCAGCGCTGACAGGAGCTACTGCCAAAGTCGAAGGCCTCCCTAAGTAACAATCTGTAATATCATTAGATTTATCGACATTGTAGATATTACGAATAATTTCATTATTTCCAGGATCAAGGAGAACATAGCCTCCTATTTTTTTAGGTCTACCCTCATAAAATCTCACCCATTGACCATCTATGCACATACCTCTGGAATCAAATTCCGTGCCGTCCCTTTGAATCCCTGGAAGGGGAGATAATATATCAATGATGTGGTCTGCGGCCATAGTTTAGAAAGAACCTAATCTTTTAATTTGATTCAACAACTCTTCATCATTAAATTTTCCGGTAGTATCCAATGCTTTTAAAGGTTCGGTGATATCCCTTAATTTTTGGAGTTTTTCTATGGTTTCCTTACTTAAAATAGATGCTTCAAATTCAGGGTGAAGATGCGTAGGGAATCCTAATTCTATAAATTTCTGTTGACGTTGCTCCCTCATCAAATTTAACTGTATTTGTTTGGCTTTCGTGCAATCAATATCAATTCGCGATTCCGGAGTTACATCACAAAATGCATCCGAATATTGAATATAGTTCATAGGAAAGTCTTCCTTTGAGACAAACCGATAGTTTACAAATTCATTTCCCATTGTTTTTTTTACTAAATATTTATATTCCTCTTCGGAAGGTATAGGATCAAGGTATTCCCTTTTAATCCTTGATCCAGAAGCTATACTTTTGTCTTCTCTAATATATATAATCTGACTAAACTCTTGACAAACTTCCCTCACGGTATTTTCTCCTCTATATATTGAATTTTCTTCCATTGAATAAGATTCGCTGTTTAAAATTAACAATGATAATATTGTAAATTTTTTCATAAATTTATTGATTCCCAAAGAAAGCACAGGAAATATAGGCTGGATCATCGACAGGACCCCCAATCGAATTTGATATTAACCGTATAGTGTTAGATGTAGGAATGAAGGCTAAATTTACTGAAATAAGACAGCGTGATCCTAAGTTAGATTCAGAAATTCCTACGGATGCATAATTACTGCTATTAAAAGGAATGGAAAAAGTTATTGTATATACGCCTTGGCTATTCCGCACAACATTTGACACATTGTATTGATTATTAATACTAACTGGATTTGCCTGGAAAGTTACCCAAGCTTTAGCCGAACTTTTATGAAATTGTTGTCTTCCAGGAGATACAAACGTTGTGAGTGATGTTCCAGCTACCTGTTGAGCTTGTGTAGCCGCTGAAAGACCAGACGGCAGAGATTGCCACGTTGCAATACTTGCTCCACCATTAGAAGTTAAAACTTGTCCTGCGGTTCCTGTACCAGCATTTTGGAAATTTGCCGTGGAGGTTGTACCACCACAAATTACACCATAGGGAGTTGTGCTATTTAATCCCGTACCACCTGCGGGAACCGTGACTGTTCCTGTAGTAACAATCCCTAATCTTGTGATGTTATCCTGTACCTGATTTGGAAGGGTATTTCCAATCGAAGGGGCAGATGTATTATCAGTAACCAAAACCCCATTACTAGACATGCTTATTTGGCCAACGACATTAGCCGCAGATGAATAAAGTATTCTATTTATTTGTGTAACTCTTGGATATGTAGCTGTTGTAAAATCTAATGTTCCACCAGTTTGTCCGTATAAAAGTTGACCAAATGCAGTTGCGTCTCTATTTGGAAGTTCCCATGTAAGATTACCAGTTAAAGTATTTGGTGCTTTGAACCCTGCATAAAAGGTATTTGCTGTATCCCAATAAACTCCAGGTAGTCCCCCATTTACCCCTAATGCAATTCCTGAGGCGGGACCCCCAAATGTTAAACTTTGAGTTCCCGCTGAGGAGTAACTAATAACACCAGCAGGAGGAGTGGGTGGTTTGTAAAAGCCAGTAGTGCTATCGGATTGAAATGTTATGCCAGGAGCCCCCACAGTCCCATCAGGGAAGACAGCACTAGTTGCAATCGTGGGAGTATTATATATACTCACCCCATCTGAATAGAGGATGACTCTTTCCCCTTGGGGTATAATAATAGGGTTTCCTGTAGGCCCACTTAATTGAGCCGTGACTGTATGAGGGCCTGTGGTATTATTCCATATATACCATTGACCTGCGGCCGCCGGATAAAAGACCGTTACATCTTGGGTAAGGAGGCCAGTATATTGCTGGACTAATCGGGATGCCTGTTGATTTGTTAATGTTATAGAAGGACCTACTGCCGATAAATCAAGAGGTGAAAGGACATTGACTTGGAAAAATGATTCAACCCCGTATCCCAAAGTATTCCAGTTGGTTTCCACGCCAATAAAATAAGATGATTCAGATGGATTAAGGTCGAAACTACTTTCTCCATCAATTGTTGAACCATCATTTGTCGTCACAACAACAGCTCCAGAACCTTCATTATTTATGGCAACTGCAAATCCTGCAAGCTGAGGAGGCAATGTTATTGTTCCAGCACCACCTTTCCACACTAAGATCGATGACCGGTCACTTAATTGTACTTGATAATCTCCGGATAAAGACTTTCCAGGAAAATTCGTATTAAGTTTACTATCAAGGGGAATAAGGCCAAATCCGGCCAAAACACTTGCATCCGCTGATGAAGTTGAGGAACCAAGGTGAATTATAGCCCACTCACCTGCTTTCGTAGTATTGTCCCTTAAATATAAAATGATTTGATTTTCATCTGTGGGGGGAATATCAGCAATTAGCGTCCCCTCAAAATCTACGATATTGATTTCAAAGTTGCCTCTGTTACTAAACTGGATAGTTTGCCCTACTGATATTAATGTCGCATCAGCAAGTTGAACTTTATTTTCTAGGGATTCCGCAATAAGATCATTAATATTAGCTGTTACATTAGAATTATCAACAAAAGAGGAGGCCCATGTTAGCTTTAATGTTTCTCCATCTGCTATCCCATAAAAAGCATAAGAAGGAAAAGACGTATTTATATTATAGCCGCCAAATATATTTGTATAACTCATATTTAATCAGCCTTTCTTGTTGTGTAACGGTCAACTTTTCTCAATTCATCCTTTGCATTCCATGATGAAAGAACTTTTAAATATTCCTGTTCTATAACTGGAATCCTCTCATCATTTTTAAGATCAAGCATGGCTTCCAAAAGGACTGCCTTAAATAGGACTTCCGGCATGAATTCCGTTAAATAATTTGTCTGGTAGGTACTATCAATTACCTGTGGGGTTTCGAGGTAAGCCAACTGGAAAGGATAATTTTGGTCAGGAGTTGGAGATATCAACCAGCTATTATATCCAAAATCTGCATAAAACTTTGGCGTTCCTGTTTGAGATTGGTCAGGCCAAAATGACCTTGCATACTCATAAGAACGAAGTAATAGAGGTGTATAATTATTATAAGTTGGGAAAAATGCACTTACAGAATAACCTCCACCTATATCAGCGGAAGTGGTATTATTTATTGTTTTATAAAAAAACCCAGGATTAGGGGCATTTGCTAAGCTATCAATCTGTGAAATTATATTAATTTCTGATAACGGGAGGCCGCCTAAAGTCCCTGAAATAGAATCTGCACCTGAAATTATTACCGTTTGTCCTAATACCAAATTTTCTATGGAAGGCATTAATACAAAAATTTCATTGGTTGATCCATCAGTAACAATAGGATTATTTGCTAATTTAACCGTATTCCCCCCCGTACCATAATTAAAGGTAACCGTGTTTTGCCACCTTGCCGGTTTGGGTATTACAGAAATACCAGCTGTAAAAGAATTGCCTGCATACACTTCAAACAATTGCGTATTGGAATCCCTTCCAATACGCTCATGGGCAAATTTTATCCATGCATCAATATCACCCGTAACAACCGAATCATTACGCTCAAGATAATTTATGGTTTTTTGAACCAATGTATCGTATGTAAGGATAAACGACATTTAAAATTATCCTAAAATTTTAAGCAGTAGATGTGGTTGCACGATAATAAGTATAGGTACACACCCAATTAATGGTAAGACCAGCTACGCCATTTACACGAAGAAGCAAGTTATTTCCAGAAATTGACCACGATGCTGATACGCCAAAAGTTAATATGTTCGTCGTATTCATGGAAACTCCAGGAAGCAGACCAATTGAGGCTGTCGTGGTTCCATTATACCAGACACCAGCAGTCTCAACTGCTGTATAGCAAGCATTTGCCCCAGTACTTTGCACCCCAACTATCGAAGCTGTACATTGTAGAACCGGATCATTTGTTGTTCCCACAGGAATAGTCAAAATCGTAGTAGTCGTACCATTAGTTGTTTGCACAGAGGTTTGTCCTCTGAATCTATCGGTATTCGTCCATCCTGTGGTAATACCTTTCTGCTGCATTGTTCCAACTAAATGTAACTTACTTGCAGGAGTAGAGGTACCTATACCAACATTCGCACCCTCCCCAAGCACCAGAGCATTGCTTATGCCAACTTTGGCATTAAAGCCGATTGCCGTTGCGTTTGTGAGGCCAGATGATAAAGTATTAGCAAGGTTACCAACAAAGGTACAATTCGTATAATTTAAAAATCCTACACCTGTATGATAGCCAATTCCTACGTTGCCACTTGAGTTTACGGCATTAAGAAATGATTCATAACCAAATACGCAATTCTGTGAGCCTACATTTTCATTTGAAAGGGCATTTGTTCCGAATATTGAATTACTATTTCCGGTGGTAATGTTGACACCCGCTGTACGTCCGAATGCACATGAACCACTCTGTCCAATCTGATTTGCCAAAGCAAGGTATCCAAAAGCACTATTCGATGATCCGGTGGTCTCAGTTTGCAAAGCACTGTTGCCAAATATTGAATTCTCAAAACCATTTGTAAGGTGGGAACCAGTAAAACAGCCAAATGCTGAATTGAAACTTGTGCCGACCTGAACATTCAAAGATTCATTCCCAAATGCACAGTTTCCTTGACCGTTAGTCTCATGAAAAAGAGCTTGATAACCAAATATATTGTTATCGCCACCTGTTGTTAAATTAAGACCAGCATTGCTACCGAATGCTGAATTGAAACTTACACCATTTTGATTGCTTAATGATCCTACCCCAAAAGAACAATTATTTGATCCGGTAGTCTCATTAACTAAAACACCAAAACCGAAAATACTATTGTTATTTCCAGTAGTAATTCTGTCTCCTGAAAATGCTCCAAATGCACTATTATTACTTGCTCCATTTTGTAATAATAAAGAATTAAATCCAAAAGCACTATTCGATGATCCTGTTCGCTCTGACCCCATTGCTGCAAGTCCAAACATTGAGTTTTGTGATCCGGTTGTGATTGCGAATCCACTTGATGATCCATAAGCACAATTATCGAATCCGGTCGTCAAAAGGCTTAAAGAATTATCACCAAAAGCGCAATTGTGTTGCCCGGTAGTAGAAATTTCTAACGCTCTAAAACCAAAAGCACTATTCATTATTCCGGTGGTCAAACTTGAAGCTGCAAATGCGCCGAATGCTGAAGTGCCTACTACGCCATTTTGATTTCTAATTGCATGGTACCCAAAAGCAGAGTTGTAGTTTCCTGTGCTTTCCGTTAATAAAGCTTCAGCACCAAAAATGCATGATCCAATTGCAGTGGTGATATTTGTTCCGGCAAAATGACCAAATGCACAGCTTTCACTAACTCCCTGTTGGTCATGGAGTGCAAAGGTTCCAAATGCACAGTTATCACTACCGCTATGTTCACTATTAAGAGCGGCAACACCAAATATTGCGTTGTTGCTTCCAGTCGTAATCGCAGCTCCAGAAAAAGCGCCAAAAGAAGTATTGGCAGATGCGCCAATCTGGGTTTTAAGTGATTGATACCCAAAAGATGAATTGTTTATTCCGGTGGTCTCATTTTGAAGAGATTGATAACCAAATATACAAGTCTGATTCCCTGTCGTTAATTCGCTTCCCGATTGGAAACCAAATGCTGAATTTCCAGTTACACCTACTTGATTTAACAAACTCTCGTGTCCAAATGAACAGTTTGCTGATCCTATATTTTCAGATTGTAAGGCTGTACAACCAAAAATACTATTTTGTCCTCCGGTGGTTAATGATCCACCCGTTGCTGCGCCAAATGCTGTATTGTGTGATGCGCCATTCTGTGTAAAAAGGGAACTTTCACCCATAGTGGTATTTAATGATCCGGTCGTCTCGTTTGAAAGAGAATAAGCTCCAAAAGCGTTATTGAAATCTCCAGAGGTAAGGTCTTGACAAGTTTGAGCACCAAATGCGCCGTTTCTTGTACCGCCTACCTGGCTGCTAAGAGCTTGGTAACCAAAGGCCGAATTCTCTATTCCGACATTCTCACTCGCAAGAGATCGGTAACCAAAAGAAGAATTTCTTACTCCGGTAGTAAGTGAAGTTGCAGATAAATGCCCAAAAGCCGAACTCCCATCTACGCCAACTTGAGATTTTAAAGCTTGGTATCCAAAAGATGAATTGTTGTCCCCTGTATTTTCATTCAAAAGAGATTGATAGCCAAAAATTGAGCTATTACTTCCATTTGTTATATGCTTACCGGCCTCAAAACCGAATGCTGATGATCCAGATTGTGCAACTTGATTTACAAGGGAATTAACACCAAATGCACAATTATTTGATCCGGTAGTCTCATTTTGAAGAGATAAGTATCCATAAATACAATTGTTTGACCCTGTACTCAGGCTATCCCCAGAAAATGAACCAAAAGCAGAATTGAAATTTGCTCCATTTTGTAATGTAAGGGAACCTCTCCCGAAAGCACAATTATCTTGCCCTGTAGTCTCGGTTTTTAAAGCCCATTTACCAAAAATACTATTTCCAAATCCATTTATTATGGATGTTCCGGCTTCTCTTCCAAATGCTGAGTTGTCGGCTCCATCAAGCTGATTTTTAAGGCATTGATAACCAAAAGAGGAATTTGACGATCCGCTAACTTCGGTTGAAAGAGAATTGTATCCAAATATACTGTTAAAACGTCCGTCTGTAATATTTTGACCTGCAAAAGCACCAAACGCATCATTTCCAGGAGATATTCCGGTCGCATTAAACTGTGAAAAAAGTGCTGAATAACCAAATGAACATATAAATGTGCCCGCTTTTTCAGATTTAAGAGATGAATATCCAAAACATGAATTACCATCCCCACTTTGTATTGTAGAACCACTTTGATAACCAAATGCGCTATTGCTGTCTCCTCCCGCGGGATCAATATTCATGAGAGATTTTCCTCCCATTGCTGTATTGAAATCCCCCCCAACAGCTGCATTTCCAGCATCAGTACCTAAAAATAAATTATAAGTTGGGGATAAAGTATCAATAAAATTACTTCTCCACACTGGGTCTGTTCCTGCTACAGAAACCAAAAGCTGATTATCCAGGGCAGCATCAGGAAGTGTACTTCCGCCCCCTCCACCAGCAGCGGGTTGCCATGAGGGAAGTGAAGTATCCCCTGTATAAGTTAAAACGTAACCCATAATTCCAGTTTGAGGGACACTTTGAAATTCATCAAAATCTGTAATGCCTCCGCATATAACTGCAAAAGGGTCCATTCCAATATTTCCAGTTCCTCCCCATTGGGTCATTACTGGGGATGCTTCCCAATTACCTGTTATTATTGCAGTATCTTCTCCCATTTCCACGACTGCACTACCACTTACCGTAAGGACGTCTAAAGCATCAAATGCACTAGTTGAAGGCATTAATTATTCTCCACTTAATTTAATTAAAATTTTATATATATCTCCAAAAAACATTATTATCCCTACTTTCAGATTATATAGTTGGTGGCCCTAATTTTTGTCCACGACTTGCAATCCAGAGACCGGTGATGGGAGTTAGGGCAACTATTAATGGCTTAACAACCTGATTAGCTACGATAGGTGGTGTATCTTTTATTTCACCTGGAACCTCTTCAGAAAGAAAATATACATTTGGTGGAACTAATCCCCCCGAAAAATCTATAACCCCTCCGAATTGATAAACAAAATTATCATCATCGCTAACGGAGACAACTATTCCTATACATTCAGAATCATCGACTGAGAAAGCAAATGCACGGGCATAAGTGTTATCACCACTACATCGGATAGCATCACCTGGTAGAAGGCCGTGGGCTACTTGATTCACTCTAATCCGAAAAGTATCTGATCCTGCAGATTCCCAGGTAGGGAGAGCACCTGCACCATGTGCAGTTAGTACTTCACCTTCATTTCCTGTACCCACATTTTGTAATGGTCCCGTAGGAGTAATTCCGCCAGTTATAACTCCATAAGGTGTAGTTGTTGTAAGGCCAGTTCCTCCAAAATCAACATCGATAGGATCGGCATTCCAGGTTCCATTTGTCACCACCCCAAGAGTAGTAATTGATGTTTGACCTAAATAGGTGGGATCAATAGAAACAATAGGAGTGGTGTTATTATTCGTAACAACAATTTCTCCTGGTGTACCATTAACACTTGTAACCGATCCAGATACCCCAAACTGTACAAAAAGAATATTATCTGATCCGACGGAATCGACTGTTAAGGTTTCCACCCAACCTGTGCCACCATATATTGCCCCATTTATTACGCCAAAGAAGGTTCCAGGAATAATAGAAGATGGTGAATCATAAAATGATGGTCTTGTCAAAACCCAGGGGGTGACACCATCACCTGCATTGGTAACAAAATAGACTCCATTTTCTGTCATATTATTTTGATCATTGATCAATACAAGAGAATCTTCAGGAGGTAGTACTGAGTCAAGAGTTAATGCTGCATTAACTCCATTATTTGTTAATGTAGCTCCTACACCGCTTGCTCCATTATCATATATTGCATTTAAATTAGCTGTCGATTTAGCATAAGCTACCCCTTTAAATGTAAATGCACTTCCAGGTGTTCCTGAGAAGATGATATCTGTTCTATTTTGGGATGGATTATCAAGGATATTTATTCCAATACCTCCGCCTGGAATAAAGTTCATTTGTGATTTTCGGCTTTGGAATATCCCATGTAATTGCACATTAGTTCTCTGAACCGATGTATCAGGAATTACATTAAAGGTTGGATTACCACCTACTCCACTACCATTAACGATATTAATCGTTGCATCAGAAATAAGGTCACGGGTATCATATATACCTCCTCCCAAATTAACGACCATTCCGGTTGGTCCGGAAAATAATTGCTGGATACCTGCCAATTCAGAAGATGGAGCTATAAGTACTTGTCCCGCATTTTGAGTTATAGAAATACCAGGAGCCGCCGTTAGAACTGACCCATTTGCCAATTGTGAATTAGGAGATAAAAGAACATATTTGGCATTTGCAGTATCAGATATAGCGTTAAGGGTATTAATATCTGCTGTGAGGGGAATGCTATCGATCTGAAATTGAGAAACAGACCTGTCAAAATTGATATAATTCGTACTGATAGTCATAGATGTAGGATTGCCCAAACCATCCTGAATTTGTGACGGAGTATTATTAAGAGCTTGCCCACTATTCGCTATCTGAAATAAATCAGGATATGTTGATGCGGGTGATAATGTAGATATACTTGACATTTAAAATTGTCCCTCCCAATCTCCCCATGAAAACCACGGTGGAGTCTGTTGATTTTGCCATTCACCTGTTTGATTCGTCCATGTATCCTGAGTTGTCTGCCAGGGACGTGGATGATCTACGGGAACAGGATCAGGCTTTATAATCGGATTTAAACTTTGCGGATTAGGTTTATCTACAAAATATTTATTTACGTATAAACCAGTCCATAGAAGACCTGTTCCTCGGTAATCCATTTGTTTTACAAGGTCGTTGTAATTACAGAGTTGCCCTGATCTATCGCAACGTGCGACTGCATCAGGATTATTCTCGTTAATCTTTACCCATCTACCTTTTGGAAACATCTGTTTTCCTAAAAATTAACAACAATTGTTTGAAAGCCCCCTGCCCTACTCCGACTTTTTGAAAAAATATTTCAATAAATCAAAAACTGCGTATAAAAATGTATTTTATGTAATATAAAAATAATTATTCTAAAATTTTATATTTTACTTAAGGATACATATTTGGCTGTATCCTTAATGGTACTTTTTCTTCGTCTTCTCTTCCTGCCGTCTCGTATAATATATCCGCCCTCATCCTTAAATTAGGCGATCTATCCGGTGCGAATTTAAATGATATATCAGCCGCTAGATCAAATCGGCATGCATTCATAAAACGCTGTGGAATAAATATATTTTGATTCAAAGATGTGACATCCATAATCTGGATTGCCTGATTAAAAACTATAGTCTCATAACTATTATCCGGAGTAGGCCATAAAGTGATCTTCGGATTAATTTGACGATCCAGGTAAAAACTTGAGGGAGTAGCCTGGACTTGCTTATTAGGATATGATGTCCATTCTTCTCTTGATATGGGTGTCAATATCCTGCTCTGGTCTGGCATACTAAAGTATACTTCCTGAACATCAAGGGTTGCCCCTCCTATTTCTCTGATACGTACGGCCCTAGCATTGATAGGTGTAGAAGCAACAGCCCAGATTATTTGACCCGCAGGATAATAAACGGAGCCAATGGTTAAAGAATTAAGCCATGTAATCCCGTCATAAGAATATTCAAAAACAAGGTCATAATTTATGCTTATATTCGATTGAATTCCCACATAATACACTGCAGGCGTATATCCAGTTGGGTAGGTATAAGAAATATAACCATTAGGGGAAGTTTGAGTACATGCAACCCCTGGCGTCCCAGAAAAAGCATTTGTGGCCACCCCACCTTCGCTTGAAAATGGAGTTCCGCCTAACAACCTTTTATTATTACTGGCTGTAACTTCCGTTGTTTCTACAGTGTAGGAATTCAATATATAACTTGGCTGCCCAACATTAATTTGGAACATGGCTTTCTGTTCGGTAAAAAGATTTAATCCCTTGTTTACCCAGTCAGATAGAAGAAAATTTAGACTTGTAAGAGCAGAATCGGCCTGGAGACCACTAATTTCCGCGCCCACAATTCCGCATAGCTCAAAAGCATCTTTAACAAATGTTTCCACAAGTGTAGTTTGGCCAAAATTATATGTCTGACTGTATGCCATACCATTTCCTGTTACTTCTTGCGAAGACCTTTTAAGGTTTCTGCTAAAACAGCTTCTTTCTTTATAGTTGGATTGCGGCTATGAGTAGCTTTTTCTAACTTCTTTGCAGGTATTTTCTTGTCAAGTGATACCCCTAAAGAACGATGCAAATTACCTTTATTTTCTGGATTTATTGCTTTTTGTATCCATTTATCTTTCGCCATTTAATGAATTCCCTGTTGTAATATGTCAACTTTTAATCCTACTCCCATTCTCGAATCCGTAACTACAACTTGTAAGGCAGTAAGTGGAGGTTGATATTCATTGTATGAGGATGTATCTTCCCCATCAATTAAAACAATGCGATTTGGCAATGCAGGTATTGTATAAGTGACCAAATTACCACCTCCTGATCCACTAGCATTTGCTTCTTCATTTGCAGCATAAGTAAAATGAGTGTCATCAATCACAGTAATCATTGATCTGGTATTAATTTGATCTGCCGTAAGTCCGTTAAAATCAGTTGCACCCAATATTTGAACAATATCACCACTATTCATTTCTCCTGTAGAAGGTACTGTGACAGTGATAATTAATGATCCATCAGTAGTTGCCAATGGATCATTTCCCAGAAGAATAGGCGCTTTTGGATGAATATATGTATAAGTTGATCCAATTGTTTTATAAAAACCTAAATCATCAAGAGTTCCGTATAAAGAATAAGTAATAGGAGATTCAGCTTCAGATAATACCTCAATAGTAACACTAATTGATGGGTAGAAACTTAATGTATTTAGTTTTATCCATTGAAAAGTACCTTCAGAGCCACTTCCTATACTAAAATTTGTGTAATTATCATCACTTGAAATATTTGTTATCGTATTATATTGATTAACAGATTGAACAGTTCCATCATTTGGCCCTGCTAAAATTTCCGAAATAATATTCCCAAATTGATCTGTTCCTGAAATTGTAAAATTGGTACCTGATAAATCATCAGAAGAATTAAATGTTATTAATCTTGCAAGATTTTCAAAGACAAAAGGATATGGATTAGCTAGAGGGATTGATAATGTTGCTCCTCCTCCCGCAACTGTTGTGGGCAACAATAATTGGGTATTTGATGGAAAGAACGATAATGTTATTAATCTGGCCATTTCATTTATCCTTAAACTGGCTCAATACTATATTGTTGGACACCAAATCTCCCTATAGGAGTGGCATATAAATTACCACGTGAAGGGGAAAGCACAACCTCTTCACCTCCTCCATCCGTATCAGTGAGATTGGCAATCCCTAAAGAATTATATTGAAATTGATTTTCATCAATGATCGCGGTTACAGTGGTTGTAAGGTTTAATTGTTCAGCAGATATATTGGCAAATCCTGCAGCACCGCTAATTGTAATTTGCTGACCCAATATTAATTGATGAATGGGAGCCTTAACAGTGATGACTGATTCTCCAAATATAGTTGATAATGGTTGAGCAGCTAGAATTTTTGTCCCACTATTAGCCATATTATAATTTTGGGCGTCTCCACTCCAATTATAAAAATAGATAGTTAACATGTTTTCATTATTGGCACCGGTAGTCGGGTTATAAGTGCCTCTTACATCTCCTGTAATCGCTGTTGCATCGCTTTGATCCCCAATAATCAATACCCCATCATCAACTTGATTTTCCCATAGAACATTAATTATCGCTTGTATAGTAGGGATAAAATAAGGTAATCCAAACGTATCTCCTACACCAATAGAAATAAAACCAACCGTATCTGACGAAGAAAATACGGCACGGATATAGGAAAATGCTTTTCTCCCAGAGACCGTCTCTAGTCCTTCGGGTCCCCCTATACGTTCAACCATTGGAATGCCATACTGATCCCACCCGTATATATCAAATTGAGATTGAGTGGTGTCCAAATTTAACCCATCAATAGTTATATTTCTGGCACAATCCAATTGAATAACATTCGGAATTCCTTGATAAGTTATTATCTTTATTCCAAAAGCATTTGTATTAGCTATATCAAGATATCCAGGAAGGGCTTGAACAGGCGCAACAATTCTATCAAATGATGGATCAACAGGTATTACATTCATAACCGAAATGGGAGCATTAAAAATCCCGGGCGGCTCTTGATCAATTGGGGTTGCTACCATAGAAGAAGGAGATAAAATATTTTTTCCAGGCACAAAGGACGATCCTAATATAGGGCCAGTCCTTATGCCGTCAGAAAAATGGGTTCCAGATGAATAAGGAGTTGTACTCATAATATTTCCCTTTAAATTAGGGGCATATTGAATTGAGATACACCAAATCTTCCCACGGTAGTCTGATATAATCTTCCGTTTCCAGGAGTCATAAATACCGATCCACCCCCTCCCGCATCAGAGAAATTAGCAACACCATTTGATTGATAAGTAAATGTATCTCCATTAATTACACTTACAGGAGCCGTGATATTTAACTGTGAGGCAAGAATCCCATTGAAATTAATTGCACCCGAAATGGTAACTTTTTCATTTTCTACCATTTGATGATTAGGCGCATGAACCCTTATTACTGCGGATCCATTCAATGTTGTAAGCGGTTCAAATGGTAATAATCGATTACCACTATTGGAGTTGTTGTAATTTCTTATATCACCACTACCGTTATATAAATTAATAGTTAGCCTTTTAGCCCCGTCAGAACCGTTAGAAGGATCATAGGTACCTCTCACATCTCCTGTATCAATTTGTGCGGGTCTTTGATCACCGGCAACTCGTGTACCGTTATCAACAGACCCATTCCATATTGGAGCCATTATGTAATTTTCAAAATTAATCAAATATGGCAGACCAAAGACATCGCCTGTCCCAATCGATATGGTTCCGACGGTACCACCGTCTGCATAAATAGCCCTAATATACAAAAATGCCTTTTTTCCAAATGTCTGATCAACTCCGGTAGGCCCTGATACGGATTCAACCATTGGGATACCATATTGATCCCACCCAAATATCGTAAAATTATGAAAAAGAGTGCCAGCCCCTCCCGTAAATGCAAGGACACGAGCACAATCCAATTGGATAACATTCGGAATCGATTGAAAGGTAACAACAAGTAAGCCGTTGCCACTTGTTGTTACAATTGGAACATATCCCGCTGCGGGAACGATATAATCATCAGCTATTGAATTTGCAATAGCTTGAAAAGGTGTTATATCAAGTAATGACATGGGAGTGTCATAAATCCCAGGAGGCAATTGATCAATAGGGGAAGGGACAACAACTGATGGGGCAAATACATTTTCCCCAGCTGTAAAAGTTGACCCCAAGATAGGGCCAACTCTTACACCGTCGGAAAAATGAGTACCCTGTGGTGGGGTAGAAATACTCATATTTTATACTCCTGCTGATCCAAAGGCTGCACGCCAGTTAGAACAACCAAATGAATAACGCTCAACGAAAGTAACGTTCAAGTTACGGGTAGTCGTATCTGTGAACATATCAATAGTTAATGGGTCACGCTCATAATATTTGAAGCCATTACTTTCATCACTAAGTAATGTCCACTGTTGAGGATTTGTCAAAAATTGATTTGTTCTGTAACCCATTGGAACACTACTTAAGTTATAAATAGCCGATATATCATTATTAGCTGTTGACGTACGATATTTACTTTCCAACAATACGTTTGCCGTGAACTGAAGCTCAGGGGGAACAATAAGTTTTGTAGAGTTCAATGCAATACGAAGACCAGCAGCATTCAAGAACTTCTGGATGCCAATTAATGCATCTTGTAAGGAGGTCTCATTCAACTGAGTTGGCAACGCAAATGTATTTGGAACCACATTTCCCTGAACAGGGTGAGTCGTTGAAAACAATGGCTGACCGTCGCTCACGGGGAAGTTAGGATTGAACCCATTGTTAATAATTTGTGCGCCTTCAATGTTTTTAGCTTGACGCATGGAATCCTTGCCAGACTGCGTTGCACGAGGCCACGAATCCTTGTAAAGGTTATCACGAATCGAATTGGCTGAAATTTGAAAGCCAATGCCAAAATTCCGGTGGTGATAAGAGGTAGTGTATTGCTGTGCCATGTCTCCATAGGAAACCGCTCCACCATCAGCCTTGAATTGCGCCATTGGTAATAGCCGCATTTCGACTTCGTATTCCACTGCTTTATCGGAAATGTGGGATGTAAAAATCTCTTTCCACTGATCCGGATAAGTTAAATAGTCCCCAAACACGGCAGCTAAACCAGGCCGTAAAAGGTCTCTAATACTGGATAATGTGATGATAGCCATGTTTGTTATACTCCTGTTGCGCCAGCATTTATGATTGTGTTGTTTAATTTGACGAGAATGTTCGCGAATGCAACGCTTGTTCCACCAACAGATGGTGCATTTCCAGGAACCGTATCAAAAGCAATTGCATGCAAAGGAAGGGTAGCCGTGGTTCCTACAGACGTATAATCCAACATCATGCCAGATTCTCCGGTAGCTGGATTCCCAGGTGTTGCAAATGTAACGTCAAAGTTTTTACCCAAATTTGCCCACGCAAAAGCAGCACTAGATTGAATTGTAAAGATTGTATTTGTATCAACAATTACTTTGGCAATAGGTGTTGTGCCAACTTTGACAGCTTGAGCTGCGGGCCAGAATTTTTGAAATTGGTAAATACCAGTAGGGTCCGTATATTCACATCCCCAAAAAACACCGGATGGAATGGTAGAACTACCACTTGTGTTATATCGAACTAATTGACCATTTGTAAAAGTAACCAAATCTCCAAGGAACAAAGATGTCCCATAATTTGCTGTAATAGGAAATTCTTGGATAGCGCCTGTCCATGGTGCAGAAAGACCGTAGGATGAAGCTTGCAATCCCAAAGGCGCATTAACACCATAAGTCATGTTTAAACTCCTGAAAAAATATTAAATTGTATAGTTGAGGATTTTCCGCAGCTTTATGTGCGGTAAAGAAATAATGAGGTTCCAATACCTACTATTTCAGGGACGTCAACCCGAAGGGACGAACTACCGAGGATTGCTAGGTAGTTTATATTCGGTATATTATCATATAATTTTAGGTATAATAAGGATAAAAGATAAAATTTTAAATTAATTTTATATTTTTAGGGTGTATTTCTACACTACACCCTAACTTTGATAGAATTTGAGGGGCCATTAACCGTATTAAGTGTTATCTCATTTTCTTCAATAAGGATAACTTGGGTTGTAAGGAGCAGGGCCGCAATAGACGCTGAATCTTTCAAGGCACTCATCACTACTTTTGTAGGGTCTATGATACCCGCCTCAATCATATCAACAATCCTGAAATTCAAGGCATCATATCCTAATTCAAACTCACTTTTCCTTTCATGGGAATTTAATTCCTCCATGATCTCCTCGGGAATCTTGCCCGCATTTTCAAGTATTTGTTGCCAAGGAGCTTTAGCGGCTGTTTCTACCAAATAAATTCCATTCATAATAGATGGACTATTTTTATAAAATTGATGCAAATCATCAAGGGATAATAGATGTTCGGATGCCCTTAATAAAGCAACACCCCCACCTGGTAATATCCCTTCCTGAAGGGCAGCACGGGTTGCATGCACAGCATCTTCAACCCTGTCCTTGCGCTCTTTCATATCGAGATCGTTTTCACCCCCGACTTTAATAATGGCAATCCCATTGGTCAGCTTGGCGAGACGTTCTTCTAATTGTTTCTTTGCCTTCTGATCTTCTGATTTTTTAATTTCTTCCCGCAAGTAATGGCATCTTTTTTCAATTTCATCTTTATTACCTTCTCCCCCCATAATGGTTGTCTTATCTTGGGTAATGATGACTTTCTTTGCACGTCCTAACATTTCCTTGCGGATGCTTTCCAGATTAATTCCGGAATCTTGTGAACATACTGTAGCCCCGGTCATGATAGACATATCGCTTATCAGGTCTATACGATGATCCCCGAAAGAAGGCATCTTAATGGCGGCAAATTTAAATCCGTTTTTCTTATTGAGAACCATCATCCCTAAAGCTTCTGAATCTACATCCTCAGCAATAATGAGAAGAGGATCATTAGAGGCTACGATTGATTGGATTAGAGCTATCATAGGTTGAAGGGTGGATATTTTCTTGTCATAAACAAGAATATATGGATTTTCTAATTCACAAGTCATCTTTGCAGGATTTGTGACAAAGTATGGAGAAATGTATCCTTTATCGAGTTGCAATCCTTCAACAATTTTAGATTCTGTTTTCCCGGATGCGGATTCTTCCAAAGTTATCGCACCTTCTGCGCCGACCTTTTCAAAAGTATCTGCAATGATTTTACCAAGCTCCCTGTCACCATTGACAGCTATTGTGGCAATATTACAAATTTCCTCAGAAGTCGTAATTTGTTTGGAGTGATGCTTTAAAAACATCTCCATTTCATTAACTGCAATTTCTATACCACGCCTTAATTCAACTGGATTATCCCCTTGCGTGATAAATCCCATTCCTTGATTAATGATGATCTGAGCTATCACAGTAGCCGTCGTGGTACCATCACCAGCCGTATTACATGTATTCAGGGCAACTTCACGGATGATTTGCGCCCCCGTATCAAGAATTGCATCTTCAAGGCAAATTTCCTTGGCTACGGAAACACCATCTTTGGTAAATCTGGCTTGTGCACCTTTGTTACCAATTAATACATTTCTTCCCTGAGGCCCTAATGTTGCCTTTACGGAATTGGCAAGGATATTAACACCTTCAATGATCTTTGAGCGACCTTCATCACCAAACTTTATAATTTTTGGAAACATATTAACCTCTTTTATGCGTATAAGCTGGTGTATAAGAGCCACTGTTTTCTACAACAAATCGCGGGTCGTTATAACCATCACTGAAATGATTTGTTAAAAATGAAATTTCCCGTTGTTTGGCTGCGCTCTCTTCTACATATTCCTGTTGAGCTTTATCGTATTCATGTAACGGTTTTTTCATTAACACATTGTTACGGCGTCTAATTCTATTATCTGGATTCGTATAAAGCTCTCTCACCTGATAGGTAGGGTGATCACTTTGCTTGACAAAATCCCAACCATTTTCATAGGCTTCTTGCAAGTTATCACTTTGAGGCTCTCCTAAAAGTCTTTCCGTAAACCATCCATATTTCCAGCCTTCGGGAATTTGATCCAGAGGAAACCATAAATGACCACGCTTATTCGTTGGAGTTTGTGCATATACCCTCTTATCATCAACACGGGTACGTTCAGCCGCAATATCAACTTCTCTGCCCCCATCACTCCATGAATTTAAAGTCATTCCATCTGGAAATATAGAAACATCCTGCACATCTTCATTTTTATTTTTTACCATTGTTAATTTACCTCATGTTTCTCTTATAAACTTCTTCTAGAACTTTCCGGTCATTAATTGGCTGCCCTGTCTTGGGGTCTCTTACATATCCTCGCATTGCATAGGCTGCATCGCGTTGCTCTGGTGTAAGAACAATATCATTTTGTTTTCTTGGTGATTCTCCAGGAACGCTTTGCCTTGAAACAGGCGCAACCGTATTGGATGATGTATTTTTCATGGGAGTACGCCCCTTCGGTTGTGTTTTAGGGGGAGGAGTATAAGAATCCTCAGAGGAAGATTCATCACTGATATCGTAACTCTCGTTCATATAATTGGTTATTTCATTCCAAAACTTAGGAGAGCCAATATCTGATTTTTTTCCTTGCAGGGTATATTTTTTAGCTAATTTTATGGAGTATTGATCCGCAACGTTATAAAGGTCTTCATCAAAATCATCTGCTTTAGGATCAGCCCAGCTATTAGTCTCAAGCCACGTACGCCCTTCTTCATTAATATCATCGTCATGTTCTCCCACGTCTTGTGAAGGGGGAGTATATGTATTTTGCGGAGTATTTTGAAATGTGGTTGCTTGCGTCTTTTTTAATTGTATCTGAGCATTGTACTGGCTTAATAAATCCTGTGCTTCTGCTATCTTAGGCGCATCACCCTCTTCAATTGCATCTGTAAGAATTTTCTTTACACGTTCTTTTTGGGAAGAGAGAAAATTTTCCTCGCTCGCAAAGGCTTCCTTTTGTTTTTCTGTTAATTTCGTTTCAAGATATTGATTGCGGGCTAAAACATCATGGGTCACAGACTGAGCTTGTTTTAACTGACGTGTTAGCTGCGCTATCCTTTTTCTTTCGGATATACGATTCTTTTTCTTTGTTTTTTCTTCTTCATCTTCAGATAAAGGATCATTGCTTTCTGATGCAATATCCCGTGATTTTTCAACATCTTCATTATCAGGATGAACAGGAGATTCTTCTTGTCCTGTATTATCTTCTACAGGGGTTGCAAGATGGTCAAGAGACCCATCTGATACTTCCCAAGATACATTTTCTGGTTCTACATTATGGTCGGTTGCAAAGATAGGTTGTGTTGCAAGTTGGTAAATTTGCTGCGTTGTGTTAGTGCCATTATCTTCTGGAATCATTAAATAATCCTTTAGTTGCCTCTCCAATTATGGTAGTTTGCCCGATCTGGATTTTTAACAATTCTAATAATCTGATAATCATGAATGTCTAATAAATCGACACCATATTCTGTATCAAAAGAACCAGAATATTTTTCCCATAAGACGTAATCGCCTACTTGGGGGATAACATCCCAATCTTTGAATTTATCCCCCTTAAAGGCAGCACCACCAATCATGAGAATCTGGCCTACTGGCATTTGGGTTTTGTCCCTATCTTTGGCAATATCAGGCCTCTCAAGAAGGCTTTTTGAGCCGTCTTCCATAATATAATGATCACCAAAGTTATGAATTTTGATAAGGACACGCCATCCCACCGAAACGGAATGATCTTCCCCCAATACCTGACGAATTATATCGTTAGTAGGTAATTCTCGCATTTTTTCTCTTTAATTCTGTGGTGGAAGAACTTCTACGTTTTGTGCAGTCTCAGGATTATTAGCATTCTGCATCGCCGCATAAGTAGATTCTATATGGTTCAATGTCATTACCATACCTTCTGCGCGATCCCACTGTTTTGTCAGGTCATCACGTGAAAGGAATTGAGAAAGGGTAGGAGCTTTATGTTGTTCGATTGTTCTCTTTAATGGAATAACCAAGTTTTCTTTGAATTGTTCAATGGACATATTTACCTCATTTATAATTTGGTTAAAATTTTATACTTCACCATGATATAAGGAGGGTAAATTAAATGTCAATAAATTTTTTTGAAAATTTTATAGATTAGTATATAAGATTCATTATGATATAATAGAAGTGAAATGGGGTGTTGATTTCCGCATATTTCCATCCGCCCCATTTCATATTCTTTAATATTCGCCCTTGCGAACTTTTCCGACACCACCTTGAGCAAATTTCTGCTTCATGGAGCCGCCCTTTTTTGCGTGACCGAAATTTTTCATATTATCACGCATGTGGTCTACTCTTCCTTCAACCATTTTACGTTGCTCATTTTCTACTGACCCACCATTTTTATAATGTCCCATCTTGGAACTGGCACAAGCTACTGTTGCTATATTTGTGGTTGGATGTTCACCTTTCAGCATCTTATCAACTGCACCCCATCCAGCATGATCATAGCTGCTTGTCTTTTCTGTTTTTTCGCCGATTAAACCAGGGCCACGGCCTTCTTTCTGCCCTTCTTCCCGATGACTTCTATTCATTTACTAAATCCTCTTATGTTAACATTAAGCCTACGAAGGTAAATTACCCCGTAGTATGAGTGCACCTCATATCCGGATAATATCACAATATTATATAAAATTTTATACGATTAGATAATTCCTTGGGCTTTTAATTCAAGTTCTTTTTCGTTTAATTCAATCTTCTTCATCTCAGCCTCATAGTTCAATTGAGCCTTGAAAGCTTCCGTTTGTGCCTTAAGTTGATCCGCTTTCGCCTTTTCATCAATTCCCTTATCTTTAACTTTTACCTCTTCAAGCATCACAAGGGCTGGATCAAGCGGAGGAGGGGGCGCTTGTTCTGCCTGTTGTTGCTGCTGTTGCATCAGAGCTTGAGCACCAAGCATCGCAATTTGATTTTGAACTTCCATAGGCAAATCATAGGGGTTAGAAGGCATCTGGAAACCCATAATTTGCTCCATATTCATCAAAGATTCAAAGGCTGTGTGTTCAGCGATATGTGCCATGACCGCAGCAATGATTTGAGGAGAAGAATTAGGGTCATTCAAAATAATATTATGAATTATTTTATGGGATGCATGATCTTGGACTATAGAAGCTACAGCAGCTTTTCCCTGAATTAAATTTTGATTTTCCGTAATAGGATCAAGAGGCAATAACTTATCTTCAGGAGGAAGAAGTTTATCAATCTCTGTATCAGTAAGCTTCATTGATTTATAAAGCATCCTGTAAGCTATATATCGGTCGTGAAGGTCAGGGGCTTGATTCGCACTATCTACTATTAACTGGCTCCGAATGAGGCGTTGCACTTCAGATGTGACGTGTGGATCAGCAACGGGGATAATATTGATATTTTCATTAAAGTCATCTGATTTGATAAATGAAGATAAGCCATTACCTTCAAACTGATATTCAACGTCAGGCAAATGCTTTTCAAATAGCCTATAAAAAATCTTGAATTCTTTCTCCATAGAATCCCTGATCCCACGGATAACAGTACTTTGAACTTTATATAGTAAACCTAGGAGGGCATAAGTAGTTCCTACAGGAACATTTGGGTTAAAATCTGCAATCTGTGAATTAGCTGCGCCCATAATACCCGCCGCAGACGCTTCTAATTCTTTACGCAATTCATTTATATAAGGTGAAGGCTCTTTATATGGCATGTGCATAATCACATCCTGAATACGTTGCCCCCCTGTATCAATTTCAATAAATTCAGTAGGACCTACCTTGATATTATTGTCCGTATCGCGCATCCCTTTTGCACGTAACCCACCTGGAAAGTTCGAAAGGGTCTGGCCGTCCAATGTCTGACGCAACAGTTGGGTGCTTCCTTGTGCCAGACCACATATTAAATGCGCTGCTCCTAATCCATAGAAGCCTAATCCTTCCATGTAGACATAGTTAGTAAAGGAATCTATACGCTTATAATCCTTATCTCCCTCTTCCCAATTCCGGTAAATTGCCAATATTTTATTGGATTTCTTGGCAATCGTAACGATATAGGGCCTGTAATTGCTTTCCTTCAGGTTTTCAGATGAATCATTTTCACCGTTTTGATCTTCGGATAATTCTTTGATATCAAGGTTAGCATGGCATTCATAAATGGGGTAAATATCATTGTTTTCATAGTTAGGAACACTCATTCCTTCAACATAATCAATGGTTTTCTTGAGATTTGAATTATCCCCATCATCATTGTCTGATAACTCAATATCCCTGTAAATTCCCATCTGTTGATACTTTGCAATATCAAACTTGCTCATGTCATCTTTGAGTTCTGTCATACGGGTACATGTTTCTAAATCAGTAGTTCCGTATTTGACAATAAAGTTTTGTGGCATGAGATAGCGGGATGTTGGGCGCTTCAAGATAGGGTCAAAGTAAGTTTTGCGAACCATGTCCCCGCCGATTACGAGCCATATCAACATTTTTTTCATATCGCTGTAATATTCAGGGGCTTCTTTTGTAAAAAACAAGTTTGTCCATTGTTCTACACGGTTTGCTTTATCTTGAAGCTCCTCAGTAACTTTTCCGATAATGCGTTGTTTAATAGGGCCTTCCAAGGGAAGCAGTTCGGGGACGGCATTAACAAAGAACTCAACAACTGTCCTCATGACAATAGGGGAATAAATACCGCTCGCGCCGTCGAAGGGGAAGTTCCTTTTATCAACCTTAATCCCTAATTCTTTTAAAATTTCAGAAAGGCCATTCTCCCAATCGCTACGGGATAAAATATCATTTTCTATATCATCTATCAGATTTGCAGATATTTTCTGGATAACTACCTCAGGGAGAACTTCCGCCAGATTTTCATTGTGACCTGAATATGTGGGCTGGATGAATTGATCTGAAAAATCCTCCTCATCTTGAGGCTCTTCATTAATTTGTTGGAGAATGGAGGGGAGTTGAAATAGAAAATCTTCTTGAAATACTTCGGGCTCTTCAGTCATGTTCTGTCCTAAGAAAAATATATATATTTAAAATTATATGAAAATTTTACTGTAATGAGAAGAAGATACTTTACAAGACGAGAAATTACTATCTAACATAGGAGAAGTGGCAGCAAAATATTATATTAACAACCGCTCATAAAGGTTGCAGTATTCTCATTGCACTATTTTGCTGTCACTTTTTAATTTAAAAATAAAATATTTAAGAAAATATAATGATTGATTTAAGTAATAATAAAGAATTACACAAGATAAAGAGTGGCGGATTGTTATATGAGTATTGCAATAATCTACCTGTTATTTTAATAAATGAAGATAATATTGAAGAATACAAAAATTATTTAGAATCTATTAATTCTATTGCTGATATGAGTGGTTCAGATTTAATGCTTATGTTTGCAGATGTTTGTACCATTATTGATAATGAAGCTGTTGAGGCAATCAAAGATTACTTCTTAAACTCCCTTTCAATTGTTGGTTATGCCTTAAATCAAATATCAGATATCCTTTCCCTACTCAAGGAGTCTAAGCATGATATCATACTAAATGGCTCCTCTTATTGTTTCGTTATCATTTTTCTTGCCGAGGTATTCTCTTATTATTGCGGATTTATAAACCACATTAAAATGCTCAAATACACCAGTTCTGGCATGATTGTAAAGGCTGGAAGCAGTGATAATGATATACCTGTGGCACGGGCGCAAGCAACATTGGCATTCCTTCTTTCACAAGAATTTGAATCCTTAAGGGAAAAATTTAATGTAATAGAATGTTACCGTTTAGCCCACAGTTCAAGGACACTGCATTAAATTTAATTAGGCAGCATAAAACTCAAATAGGTTAATAACACGCCATAGACCATCAGTACGCAAAATAAAAATAAAACTATCCTTTTCATGGTTCCCCCTTCTAATAGAATTTCTCACCTTCCCACCTGTTATACTGTTTACTTATCTCTGCATCATCAGGATTGCCGATAAGTCCAGACATCATTAACCTGATTATAGCTTGGCTCATACTATCAACATAATCCCTTGAATCTGCATCATTTGGGAATTTTGCACATGATTCCACGAAGACATCTGCATAAGGGCGAAGAGCCGTATAATTTGGTGGTCTAGATGGTACCCATATACGTCCAGCTTCAAGAACATGGCTCATCAAGCGCGCCCGTACTGTTTTATCCCCTCCTCCATGTTTAACAGGATCAAAACGGTTAACAATTAATCCGGCACGCGATAAATCCTGAATCAGGGATAACCCATTTGCTTTTGCTTCAATTACGATCATATCCGGTTTCATGACAGAATCCTCCGGTACAGGATGGTCAATATGAGTATCATGATAATTATGGGCTAAACGAATCGCCATTCTGCGTAAGTCCGGATATTCAACTCGACCATGCCACGTATCCAGAAGCATAACTTGCGACACACCATATTGATCTTTGAACACACCCCATGTTGTACAGCAGCTAAAACAAGCATCTGGTCTCGTGCTTAATGCTGTATCCCAAGATTGAATGACATAATGGCAACGGGGTGGTGCAGGTTCCTTCCACCATTGGAACCAATCTTTCTTGAGGATTCCTCCCTCTCCTGGGGATGGTCTTTGTTGTAGCTGCCCTGCCACATTATACTCACCCTTCAGATCAATTTTTAATTTTTCAACATGTTCCTCATCGAAAAACTCAGGCCAAAGTAACTGCCCTTCCTCAATTCTAGGATCATGCCATTTTTTTCCGCCCGTGCTCTTGAGAGGAACAGTTATACATCTGCGTGACCTCTCAAATTCCATTGGCAAACAAAGATGAACCAAATCTTTTATTTCTTTTGCAAGGGTATGGCCGGAATAATCTTGGGAATGAAGCCTTTGCTGGACAATGCACAATCTTCCTGTTTTAGGATTGTTAAAACGTGATGACATAACACGGTCACATGTTTCATTGGTCCCCTCACGCTTTACTTCGGATTCCGTTTCACTGGCATTGTTAGGGTCATCAAAACCTATAAAGTCTACATGCTCACCCGTTGCTGCGCCTTTGATACTGGTCGCAATTCGATAGCCTCCTTGTTTATTATCGAACCTTAGTTTCGTGTTGACATCTTCAGTTAACTGGCATTTATGACCCCATCTATCCCTAAACCATTTTGATTCGATAATACGGCGGCAGTTAACGTTATCCCGCGTGGAGAGCTTGGCACCATACGATGAATACATGAATTGGAGGGAGGGCTCATTCGCCCATACCCACGCAGGGAAGGCTACGGAGAAGATAGTTGATTTACATGTACCAGGAGGTACGTTCCACAGAAGCTTTTTAATTTCAAGGCGATACAGGGCTTCTAAATGCTCACATGATGCCTGTATATGCCACCCATCTATGAATGGCCTCTCTCCCTCTATGACTTGCCAACATCCCTTTAAGAATGAATGGAAATCATTTTCCATAATAGAAGCTTCATCAATAAACCTTTGTTCCCTCTGCGGGTTATATTGCGATAATCTCTGATCAATATTGTTGAGTAGCTTGAGAGCGCCATTCATTCTCATAACTTTTATTGATTCTCCTAATAATTTTCATAGATATAAATCTGGCATTTTACTAAAATTAAATCAAATTAAAATATATTTAGGCATGGATTTAAATGATTAATATAAAAAAAGATGATTATATTTTGGGAATATGGTACGCAGAGCGCGTTACATTGGGGAAAGTTTATATATGGGCTTTAAAGGGAAAAGAAGAAAATGAATGGGTAGGTCACCTACGATACCGGTATAATAATTTGAACCTTACCCTATCGATAGATGATTCTAACCCACAAAATACTTTCATCTGCCATAATACTACTGAATCACAGATGAAAAAAACATGCCAGGACAGGTTTGATGAGCTTATCATATTGTTTTGTCATAATAATGATTATCTCATGATACATGGAAATTTAAGAAAGCTTGAAGACAAGGGGAATCACAAGCTATGGTTACCAAAATTAAGAGAGAACAGCTCAAAAAAAAGCAAACATTACCCGAAAAGGTATTAGTTATAGCTCATCAGGGGCTTTATTTCAAGGTTGAATCCGTATGCGCGCCGGAACCGAAACCGTCTCCGGAACCGTCTCCGGAATCTGAACCTGAACCGTAGCCGGAACCGGAATCTGAACCGGAACCGGAATCTGAACCGAAGCCGTAGCCGAAACCGTAGCCGGAATCGTCTCCGGAACCGTCTCCGGAATCTGAACCGGAACCGGAACCTAAAATGTAGCCGAAAAAATCATATTTTTCTAATTGTGTTCTGTCCATACCTCTACATCCTTAATAGATTTTTCTGATTCTATAGAACATGGTATTATTTCAAAAACCTCCGGTAACCATTCATAGGGTATTTCCGCTGGGAATTTGCATTCTTTAGGTCGAGAAACACCCTTTTGACTTAATTCAGATAGAGTTGCCGCGCCATCCCAATATCTCAATCTTCTAGAGTTTTCTATTACTACAGTTTGACCTTCCAATTCTTTTAAAGTACCGGCAAATATTCCTGCTTTTGACCTTACAATAACATATTTTCCAATTAATTCTTGTCCTATCATTTTATCTCCTTTCTATATTTATGGGTTTATTTCAAACACCATTGCTTCCCATTCTTAATAAATGCACTATCTTTCCATCTCACTATTTCCTGATATACTACATCAGTTGGCCGTTTTGCAGAAAATTTCCTGCCATTTTTAATTAGCTCCAGTAATATATTTTTATGATGCATTGGGCCCCTATCTTTCAAAACATTAATAATGTCTTTTTTAAGAGTGTTTTTGTTAAGTGAGTTGCTACGCCTTGTATATTTTTTTGTTTTTTGTTTTTTTATAGAACCTATTTCATTAACTGTCTCGGACACTTTAAAGGGGTAGGTAGGGATGACCTGTGGTTTCTCTAATTTTTCCCCGAACTTATTTCTCTTTTCTTGAAGTATCCTTTCAAAATTATTCAAAGCCTCCTCGTAACGCGCCTTAGCTGTAAAATATTGGCGTTCCCGCTCGTTCAGGATGCTAAAGAAAGAATCCATTTTAGCATCATTATCATTATAGGGGGTTCCGATAGGATCGGGAGTAACCTTTGCTCTAAAATCCATAACAGTATTAAACTTATCTAAAAAACTCATAGCCTTCTCCATCTTTTATTTTCATTCATAACAATTTAAACAAAATTTTCTATAAATGAAACAATTATTTTCTCTTCTTAAACTTCTCATATAATAATTTTGCCAGACAGCTCATTCCAAGTAATAAGAATATTAGAAAGAGCATCCCTATTCCTATCCAATCTAAAACATCTTTGTGATTGTAAACAAACATTTCTAGTTTTCCATTACCATTTTTAAACATGCCTTGGAACACAGTATACCCACGCAGAATTTTGATCCACTAGAGACAAGGTATTTTCTTTTACGAGTCTCAAGAGGTTTTTTACAATGAGAGGAACTATTCCTGATAGTCCTATTTCGAAAGCCAATTAAGACAGGTTTTTTATTATCCTTATTAATTTTTTGTCCGTAAAAAAGAAACATTTCTCGTTCTCCTTATCATCTAGATGTCAGTGGCTGTGATACTTCATCTTGCTGGCTATCCCCGCATGACGGTCTTATTACAGCTATCACATTTAATCTCAGGCATCCTTTCCAAGAACCACATTTTCATTTCTCGTTTTCCATAATGTCAAATTATCCAACATAAACTACCACCGCTTTATAATGTTCAATCGGTTTGGATGTTCTGAGTTGGACTTCGCTAAAGCTTTCAACCTTAACTTTATTAATTTTTTCTCTGAAAAGGCCTCGGTCTTCCCCATCCAATCCCTCACCTTTTAAGGTAAAATGGAACATAATTCTATCGCTATCACGGCAATTAGAAAGTTTCTTTTTTAAATCCCCCACGGTAATTGGCTTATCGGTCATTATGTGTCTCCTTCTTTATCAACACTATTCCTCACCACCAAAATTACACCCGCTATAGCGTTAGTAATGGCCTCTGATTTAGATATAGGAACATCAGAGGTAATCTCCATTGTTTGGCCGGATCGCGTGGTAATAATAACTTTCCACTTTGATTTATCGGTCATTATCTATAGCCTCATCCAAAAACACTTTAAGTACCTTCTTACCTTTTTCCATTTCCACCACTTCATGCTTAACCGTCCTTATTTTTTTTGACTCTACTTCCCTTAAGAAAGGAATGCTTATCATGTGGGAAAAAGTATTTTTAACATGCTGCAACACATAACTGTTATTAGGAGGCAGAATAGGGTTTGATATTATATTTATAGGCAACGCCTTTAATATCAGAATGTTATTTTCTTTCTCTCCTCTAGATTCATATAAATGAATGTTATATCTAGTCTGCCACCCTAATTGCTCTATAATCTCGTTGCCTATGCTGATATGACACCGTAGGTTAGTATCTTCAGTCCCTACGTACTTATAAGTAGAAGAAAATCCTATCTTTACCACGTCTGCCCTGCTGCGCCTTCTTTTTATGCGTACTTCTTTAAGTTCTTCCATTACTCATTACTCTCATTATTTTTCTTCCATTCCGGCAATCCCCAATATTTATAATCACCCTTTATAAAATATTGACTTAAAACAGGCCCTATACTGGACTTTTTATATATAATATTTGGTATTTTTATAATTTCTTTCTCTATTTCCTCTTTGGTCATAAATTTTTTTTTATTTTTTAATATTTCAGAGATGTAATGTTTAATTGAAAATACATTTCTTTTTGTTCTTCCTCCTATTTCTAAAGTTTCCCAATTTATCTCATTTTCATATTCTTTCACATACCATAATTTAGCGCCATTCACAATTCTATTTACAAAAACATCGTACTTATTAAGTATAAAAATTAAATATGAATAAGATATAGAAGATTGATGATTATTTCTTATCCCATCAAAAATCATCGTTGCGGTCATAGGCTTCAATTTAATTTTTAATAAGAATATAATTTCATTTTTAGATATAATATTTTTTTTATTAGTTTTTATATTAAGTTCATTGAATTCTTCGAATGATTTATCCCATTGATCACGGTAGTAGTTATTATCCTTTAATGCTTGCTCAACAGCAGAGAGATAAAGGGGATCATCTATATCGTGACACTCTTTGAATTCGTCCTTGTCTACAGAAAATACTTCTACTTTATTCCAATTATTATCATGTGAAGGCCAATTATCATCATGATTTTCCTCCATTAATTCCCAGCGTAATATCTCCCCATTCTCTAAAACCAAGGTACCATATAACCCTATATTCTCCTTGTGTGAGAACTTTACTTCTTTAACTGGAACTATATTTTCCATCTTTCATCTTCGTGTTTGTTAGTTGTGTATCTCTTACATTTATAACTATATCTCATTGCAAATTATATTGTCAACACTTTTTGTTAAGAAATATTCAAAATATTTTTAAG